CCGATAGTGTTAGCCACGCATAGGTATAAACGACCTGTTGTCTGGTCTAACCAGATAGATCCCGGAGCGTATCCATCGTTATAGTCATCACCTACTGTCGGGTTAACAGTAGATGTAGTATTGTTTTTACCGCCGATACCACCATGTACAGCAGGAATATAACCAGTAAGGGAGGTAGTAACATCAATCTTAGGTGAGTTACCATCTGTTCCATCATGGGTGTGTCCTGAAGGTCCGAAAGCTGCAGCGAGTTGGTTGAACTCAGCGTTAAGAGGTGGTGCAGTAATATTCGCACCGTTAACGATGTCTGCTACTGATTGTCTAGTATAGCCTGCCATTTAGCGTCTTCCTGCGATACTGAATTCAAAAACTATGCCCTGTATGCTGTACGGATTGAAATCCCCGTACGTCACGAAGCTAAGCTGACAAGCGAAGCCGGAGCCTTGAACGTCTGTTACGATGATCGGCTTTTCATTGCCGCCGTAGTTAATGTTGGTGCCTGAGTAATTGATATTACGTCCGCGATAACGAACAGGCGCACCTTTAGATTCTTGAGTGTATGAAGCGGGTTTACCTACTGTAGGGTCATCCCAATCGTAGTTAACCGCCATGTTCATAGTGATTGGACCTTCTGCGCGAATAAAAGCGTTAACCTTTCTCATCGTCTTACGAACTTCCGTATCACCGAAGTCAAAGTAAGGTGTCTGGTATACGCCTAGGATGCTTTCGCCATCAAAGGTGCTGCCAGTTTCTTGCTTATAGACCTTACCGTTATAGTCGCCATGTAGAACAAGCTCAGTACGATTTACGTAAGCTGACGTACATGTCGATGCTCGGATACCGATTAGCTCACCAAACTCCCAGCCAATCTGCCCATCTTGGTTAGCGAGACCGCCGATAATACCGTAACTATCTACTACGTCTGTACCACTATCTCCAACAAAGTATCGAACCTGTGATTTAGATCGGATAACAACGCCGTTGATAGTATCCATATCATAGTTATCGATCATGTTAACGAGCGTAACTTGTATGGGTTTTGATATGGTTTCTAGCTCAACATCGCCAATACGAGATGTACCTGAAACTGGTCTGAATCCATCGGGTGCGAGGAACATCAGATCGCCACCAATCTCTAGCACACTATCCCTAGCAATGCAACCAACATTAGCTGTAACTTGGTCTAAAACGAACCCTGCAGTAACGTCTGGCGAGATCTTTTTGATAGCTGTTGTACCGAATACAAATAAGTCATCTCGGAAAGGCTTGAACTGGACTACATTAAATCCGGGTGTAATTTGACCTGCACCAGACGCCACAGTAAAATCATATGGATTAGAAGGTGCGGAGTGGCATACAACCGCTCTAGATCCTAGGTCTCCACCTAAGAATAGATGGTTCTCAAATACGTCTATAAGGGCAGGTGCATTAACAATCTGATTTCCCCCGGGGGATGCTGTACCGCCTGTATTTGTATTATTGAGTTGATACCAATTAAGTCCATCGAAGATAATAGCGTTATTAACACCGTCAGCGAAAGCAATGTGAGATCCACTACCAAAGTCCCATTACTCTTCCATTGCCTATAATGATTGCAAAGCAAGTCAAGATGTGTAAGAAGATCCAAGCTGTTCGAATCAAAGCAACTTTGTCAGCTTTATCGTCTTCATCGAATGCTTTCGTACCAATTGCTTTGCACCAATATTTCCACATCACCAATTGAAGAAGTCTTCCAATGTTGCTACCTTCTCAGTCTTCCATCCGATCTGATCGGCAATCGTCTTAATCGGTTCGAGGAATCCTTTCTCAAACTGCTTATCATAATCAATAGCCTGCTCGATATGAAGAGCAGGAGGAAGTGTTCCTGGAACACTGATCACGTTGTCTTTGATCTTGTTAGGCAACTTCAGATAGCAAAACTTAATCTTGTCGCCTTCGTAAATGCAGGGATATTTATTCTCGATCCCGTGCTCCTTGATCAAATGATTGTACAGAAGACTGCCACGAACGTGGATGGGTGTTCCTTTCTTAAACAGAGTAGCTGCATCAGCATACTTCCTAAGACCTTTGACACCTCGTGGAAAGGCTACGTCCTCGAAAGGATACGTCTTAAAGTCTGCTCTTAGCTTGTCTACAAATCGAATCAAAGCATCCTCATCCTCGTTCATGATCACTCTCAGAGCATCCTTAATACTTGTACGGCAAGCAGAAGGAGTAGACGATCTCACAGCTTCAATCCCCATGATCTTCAGCTGAGGGTCTGTATACCGAACACCTTCGTTATCATACACGTTGAGGATGTAGTGCTTCTTAGCAGTCCAGATTCCTTTGTTAGCAATCGCTTCTCGCTTCATCACCATCTTCTGCTCGTATGCGTTCACATAGTCAGCAAGAGTCTGATAACCTTCATCAATAAGAGGTTCGATCTTCTCTTCAGCGACTCGATCCAAGAAGTCAACCACCTTCCCCGTATCGTAGTCCTCCGATGGATCATCTCCCTTCTTAAACACAGACTGTACCAGTCTATCAAACGTAATGTACATCGAGTCCGTATCACATGCAATGACATAGTCTTCATTTCCTGTCTTAAACAAATTGTTGAGATACTCATTCATTTTCTTCTCCATCCAACGGATAGAGAGCTGGCCTGACATTGTAATCGACTCTGCAATTGCTTGGTCAAACCATCGGAAGTATAGATTACCCAAAGCACCATAAGCAGAGTTCATCTGAATCTTCTTAGCCATCTGCATCGAGTTACACTGAGCAATCTTAGCTTCGAGTTTGGGATCCGGATTGTCCTCGTTCTCTTGTCGAGCATCGAGCATCTTCTTCTTCCACACCTTTCGATCGTCGTAGATCCTATCCATCATCTTAGGCAAGAACCCACGAACATCTTTAGTGAACATACAGCCAGTAGCAGCAATCGTTACGTTGTGATTCTTCATCTCTGAACGAACGGATGGCTCGTTCCAACAACCATTGACGATATCGTCTACAGAGTAGTGATTGCCAATCTTGCCTACTATCGTCTCAGGTGAGATATTATATTGCATAATCAAATGAGGATACAGTGAGTTCAAGTCAAACGACATCACCCAGTTATGCATACCTCTGATCGGATCCTTAACATAAGCACCCTCGATCTGTCGATCCTTCTGCTTAGTATTATCATAATGAAGGATTGGTGTCACAATGTTCTGACGTGCAAGATAGTTATGGATCATGATATCCCACATCCGTACAGAGGTGAATGCATCGTTAAAGTTCACAAGACCGTCATATGCAAGAGCATAGATCAACTCAAGGAACTTGAACTTCTCATCCAACTTGTGTACAATCTCAACGTCACGGATGTTATACTCAACAAACTTCTGATAATCATGCTTGTATAACTCAAGAAGCGACTCGTGCTCTGAGTAATCTAACTTACGTTCGCCAAGCTCAACATGACCAATGTAATCAAGTTTGTAAGACTCCTGCATCTTGTAGGAGAACTTACGGTACAGCTGCATATAATCGAGTACGCTAATCCCAGCTGGCAAGTATGTAATCATCTCACGGTTCATCACTTGAATCCTCTTTTGAGAAAGGATTCCATGAGGAGACATTTGCTTAGCGTAGTGTTCACCAAGAACACGAGTCACACGGTTTACAATGTAAGGGATATCGAAGAACTCAACGTTCCATCCAGTCACAACATCAGGACCAAACTTCTTGCTTCTCCAGATCTCCAAGAACTTGTGAAGTAGATCTTTCTCATCCTTACACTTAAAATACTTGACGTCTTGTCGATGTGGCTCGTAGTCACCACAACCAAGAACAATGTAGATGTTATCACAACGCATCGTAATAGCAGTGATAGGCTTGATAGCATCATCGATAGAAGGGAATCCCTCGTCGGCTGCAACCTCAATATCGATGTTCATTACCTTGATCAAACTAGGATCATATTCCACAGTATCGAATGTATCATTGAGGTATGCGTAGAGACCGAGAGAGCAATCGACTCTCCAGAACAGAGAGCCATCGTCGTTGTGATTCTTCCTTACGGTATGAATCCCATGCACCTCAAAGTTAGAGATGTCCTT